AATGCAGATAACTATAGTGTATTTTGGTGTAAAGGGTACCAGTGCGGTGGCTGCAAAAAATAATTGCCCCATGCTTCAAATTGGTACCGGTACAGGGGGTACGCCTACAGCGACCGGATACACTGGTGCAGTAGTAACAACAGGCGGTACTGCAGGCAGTACCGCCCAGACTGCAATCAGTAATTTTACTACTGGGTTCGCTACTGCATGCGGGCTTTTGAATAATACCGGAACATATCAAGGACACATCACACTGACAAGATTAAATGCAGGTGCAAATGTATGGTTGGTTAGCGGGACCTCATCATTCAATAACTCTACTACTGCCACTATCATCGCTGTAAGCACCTTTTCAGGTAGTGTAAACTTAGTTAGCTCAGAGTTAAGTAGTATTACACTTACTACCATAGGCGGAACTGATATGTTTACTGCCGGAACACTTAATGTATATGAAACAGCGCCAGCGTAACAGTATCTAACAATAATATAACTATACATGAAAAAAGCTACCCTAGGGTAGCTTTTTTATTTGAGTCTAGCCAACATATGTTCGCTATATTTAGAATCACACATTGTTAGTACATCACCAAAAGGCCATTCAAGATAGAACGGACATCCTGATCTCCACTTGTGATGCTTTTTGAAAAACAGTAGTTCATCTAAATCCTGACGATTACTAGGATCAAAATAATGTCTACGCTGTGCGTATCTGTGTAGTGTGGTTATACTATCGTAATAATTCATGTTAGCTTCTAGGCATTTCACTTGCTTCACTTAGTAATTCTTTTACCTCATCTAGTGTATTGCAAACGATCTTTACATCAGCCCAATCGTCATCACTATCACGACCTGAGATTTCTACCATGAAGCCATTGTCGTACATTTTAATACTAATATCTTCACCAATTTTTTCTAGCTTGTCTGAAATTTTCATATCTGTGCCTTTAAAAAATGGCATTGAGCGTATAGCCCAATGCCGTTATCATCATTTGATGCCAACTTCAGATAAAATCTGATCAGCGGACACTTCTTTAGTTTTCTTGCCACGTGCTTTGATAGCATCAAGATTTGGCTTAGCCTTAGTGACCTTAACCTCACCTTTTGAGGATTTGCTGCGATCTTCAATGCTGTCACTAATCAAAGCCTGATCATTGGCTGATTGGAAGTCTGCGTGTGCTTGTAGATACTTCAACGCATCAAGCTTGGTCATTGCGTTTGGCAATTCAAGCAAGTCAATACGGGTTGCATTACCTTTTGTGAACTGCTTGACCCGACGAATAAGGTCATCGGTAAAACGAACCTTGCTGTTGCCGTTATGAGTAGTGATACCTGCTACCTTAAAAAGCTGATTTGCATCTGCCATAATATTACCTCTAATAAAAAGTTAAAAAGAAATTTAAAATACTGATTACTCAGTAAGTATAATGATAGCACCAATTAAGATCAATGTCAACAATTGGTGTTACCAAAATTCAGTTTATTTGACCAAAATATACGGCTTGTTCCAATTGCCGATACTAACGTCAACATACCACCCTACGTTGAAATAATCCGATTGAATATCAGACTCATCCCAATTACCGCCATTCATTGCTGCTACTACTTCAGTCAAAAATTTTCTAGACTCACCGGGAAAATTGTTATCAACCCAATATGTGTTTACTTGTAGTGAGCCAGATTTACGAACATAATCAGCACTATCGCCGGGGGCAGTGCCAGCCAAATAATCTTCAATAAAATCAATTGGACCTGATTTGATAGTCAAGCAAAGGGTCATGTGATTACGCACACTTAACGAACCCTTAACATTGTACTTTTTTAATATAGCTTTAACAACTGGGGCGATTTCTGCTTTGCGCTCTTGGGACATATAAGCCATTTATTGCTCCTTGTTTGTCAGTGTAAGTGTATATTATATACCCAAACGGATTTATTGTCAAATTTTGGGTGTATTTCTTTTGGGAAACTTTGAGCACCAAAGACACTTTTTACTAGATTTGTTGTAAAAATACAACCCCATATCAGGGTACTTATTCTTGCAACTTTGACAAGTAAACATCTTCATTGGTACTTCCTTTTCCACAACAGCCTTCTTAGTTACAGGAGGCTTCTTTGGTGGAATGGGTTTCTTAGATACAGGAGGCTTCTTTAGTGTTATAGGTTTCTTTAATGAGGGCATTTAGTCTATCCGCACAGTTTCTAATATCTTCGCTCAATTGACCCTTGCCAATATCACGCTCAATTAATCTAGCAACATCATGTAACTCCATGACTGCCATATCCAGATCACGAAAATCTATCATTGGAACTCCACCATATCTAACATATCTGCTTCCATAACTGCATCCTGATAATTAGTTGCATCTAAAACTACTGATTCGCCATTAGCAAAATATGTAATATAAGAATTATATTCCTCGTCAAACTTGATATCAATGATAAAGTTTTCCATCACTTTCTCCCTTTAATGTATGTAATAACTGCATTGGCTTCCTTGTACTCACTTGCTTCAACTGCGAGTTCCAAACTTTCCCAACTGTTCAGTTCTTGGGAAACTTGTCTTTTACGATTAAGTGAAAAGGTAATACGGGTAAGTTTAGCTTGATGACCACATGCACCATAATTCATTGTGTTACCTTTAATAAAATATCAAGAAAAATTAATAACACCACAGGCAAAGCAAAAAACGGAACAACAAAACTATAGAATAAAAATTTCATAATTAATCGTAAGACTTTTTGTCGCCATATGCTTCGTTATAATCATAGCCCGCGTAATATTCCTCACGTTCTTCCTTGGTAAGAGTCTCAATCTTTTGACCATTACCAGTACCTTCTGGCCACCAGTGTGGGCTACGTGGGCGATTGTAATAACTATCAGCACTACCACGATCATAGAGACTGCCATGACGTAAACGGTCAAATTGTGGCTCGTCTTTTAAGATACGCATGATTTTTTCTTGTTCGGTGATATTCATAAATAACTCCTTAGTTTGATAAATTCATAACACGACCATCGTACTCTAAGAAACTTACTTCAAAGGGCACAAATATTTGTTGACCAACACGACCTTTGCACTCACTGTCAGACCAAGAATCTTTTTCACAGATCACAACATAGCAATCAAACCCTTTGTTGTCAATTTTGACAACAGTACCTTCGATGAAACAATCTTCACGATCTTTCATTGGCTTGAAGTCATATGCACGAATGTAGTCACCGACCTTTGCAACATTAGCGTATTTCAACATTTTCGCTCCTTGTTATTGACTATACAGCTATTATATCGCCAATTGGATTTAATGTCAAATTTTGGGGAAATGTTGCTTTTTAGCAACAAAAAGTGTTGTCAAAATACTACGAATTTAGGGTTTGACCATGTACCACATGCTACCGCTAGGGGGTAAAATTACATCAACATTTTTTTCTATCGCAAAATGCCTAACTGCTTGAACAACATTAGACATCCAATATGCAAAAGTATGACCTGAAAGTATTCCACCAACCGGCAATATATTCCAAGCTGCATGTAATTCATTATCGATATCTTCTACTGCAGTTACATTATCAGTATCCCAATGTACTAAACCTAAATTAGTTGTATATTCTGTTGGATAATCTTCAGGGAATCTTCCATGAATAGGAATAACATTACTAAACTTATCAACTATTTCACTATGAAATATTTTTTTAGTATCGTTGGTATTAAAATCAGGACCATCATAGCATACCATACCAGTCCATACTTGAGGTGGTTCCATAATTGGCCAAGGATCTATAGAATAAATGATACGTGATTCGCACAACTGAGCAAATATTTGTGTGGTTCTTCCAGCAAAAGGCCCTATCTCTAATACATCCTTACCTTCAGGAATTAAATTACATAGTCGCTCAACAGTAGAAATTTCACTATCATGTAACCAGCCGGGAATGTCTTTTCTAAATATCATGTTGTTTATTGTGCAGAGAATTTGGATTCAGCATTACACTGAATCCAAAGGTTGAAGTTTTATTACTTTTTGTTTGAGGATACTTGATTAACGAACCCATACATCTTTTCCGCTGTCTCAAGGATTTTCTCTAGTCCAGGAAATTCTGGCATACCCACTGATGTAATGATTTGCCCTGTTTTCTCATCACGCTGGGCAGTTACTTCCCAGCCTGAATACTTAACGTGAAATTCATTTTGTAACAATGAACTAGCTTCCTTTAGAATGTCAGTACGTAGTTCATAGCCATTCTTATTGAATTTTACTTCTGGTAATTTTGGTGTAAAGTCTGTCATTTCATTTCCTTAAAATTTAAAAGATTGTTCTGCAAGCTTTCTCTCATATTCTAACGCATATAATTCAATATCTGCTAGTGTTTTGGGATTTTTGCTTTCAATGTATTTTTCTAAAGTAGAACCATAATGGTTACTTACCATGCCCGAAGCGATGGATTTAACCCAATTTAAGCAAGGCATGATTATAATGCCTTTGGCTTAGTTGTAGTTGCGGCCGCAGTCGTTGCTATCTGCGGGAAATACGTTTTGCAAAATGAATCTACCCCATGCTTTGCAATGGCAGTTGTATTTTGTGCAATCATTTTAGCAAACATTGTTTGTGCATCTAAGAAATTGTGGGCAGCTTTATTTAAAACCGGATCTGTAATAACTTTATCAGTTAAGTTGGATTTTGTGTGCTGAAGTGCATCGATATAAAAATTTGCTGTGTACAAGTCTTTATATGTGTTCTGGTCGAACATGTTGAAATTAAACATAATTTTCTCCTGTGTAAGTGTGTTTAAATTGAGATTTTTACAGAACCTCGTAACTGTATTACTATTTATATCTCTATATTACGCAAAGAATATTACTTTTTGCCTTTTTTAGCCTTTGGCGTGTTGTCTTGGCTGTGGTCTTTCTTTTTAGCCAACATCAACTTACCCTTTTTAACTGGTGCTGCTGGTGCATCTGCTGCATATACTGGTGATAGTACAAGAGCTAAACTTGTTACTAGTGCTAATAAGTATTTCATCTTCCTCTCCCTGTTCTTCTTACTGTTGTTGCTCCACCGAACCCTTTACTGGGCTTTGGAGCTTTGGTTTCCTGCTTTTGATTTGGAAAGCCGGTTGCTGCTTTCTTTGCTTCATTGGCCATATTGATAAACGGATTCTTACTTTTCTTTTCCTCTGTCATATTTCCCTCCGATGAAATTATTTATGTTAGGTTCTTTCTCTTGTAGCTTTTATATAGGAAAATATGTTTCCGTGTAAACTTATCAGTACCGCAACTTTACTATCATATATCCTTATATTAACTGCATTTTTTTGCTTATGTATAAAATATGGGCACGGGATTTTGTTATTCAATTCAAGTACAAAATTTAACCAACCTTTGTGAATTGAATTGGTCTCGATCTCATAGTCAAAATATTCTATATCAGCGGATCTAAACATAAGATCGCCCAATTCAGTTAATCTTAATCCACCTTCACTACGGATGTTTAGCCACCATCTACTCATGGCTTCATCTACTGTTTGAGATTGTTGTAAATGATACGGAAGACTTTCTAATACAGCACTAGTTATTTTGCGCTTTATTATCTTTTTATTCATCGGGGTAAACTTTGGTGCCGGAATTCATAAACACCACACTAAATTTATCTGTTTTGAATTGTGCATTAAGTTTTCGACATAGATTACGTGCGTGTCCTGGATTACTAAAACTAGTTTTTTTGTACTTGGTAACTGCTTCGCTATCTAAGTAGTGATTGCTTTTTAAATTTATAGGTTGCCCGTCATGAAAGACTGCCCAAATACCTGCAGCCTCTACAATTTGATCACATTTGTATGTAACCTTATCAACTATCTCTAGTATTAGTTTAGGTTGAGTCCTACTCATCTACCATTTGCCGCCTTTCATCTCTACATTTATAACTTCTTCTGGGCGTTTAGTCATTGCTGCTTCATATTTGTCTATTACAAGTATGGTTATTTCATCACGCAATGCCCTAGCTTCATCTATAGTCATAACAATATCTCGTCCCTGACGACCTTCCATATTAGCTATTTTATCTATAAATTTTTTAATGTAAATCATATACTATTTATCATAGTTTTGGCTTCGGCCTGAGTCATGAAAGGACCATAATACTCGTATCTTTGTACAAAGATATATTTGGGTGATTGTATTATAGTGTATTCTAGCCCTTGTTTTATAGCAAACCATCCTGCAGCATGAAAACACTTACTTTTGCTAGTCTTAGTAAATAAATGCAATTTACGTTTTATATCTAACATAGAATTGTATATTTTGGCTGATCCAGTTGGGTATTCCCCAAATGTATGTATTTCTGGTTTATCTGTTTTAGTAGATACAAATTCTATTTTTTCCTTAGATGCAATAGCTTTTGTGCTATTGTAGTGGGTGACAGTGTTACCGATTCTTAAGTCATATCCCGCACCGTCTGATATAACATTTCCCACTTTTTGTGTACCATCGGTAACTATCCAATATTGATTTTTTACTACAGGTTTGGCTATTAAGCTCATATTATCTCTCCGTAATTCTGATAAGAAGATTGTATCATATTATGATGATATGTCAAGTAAAACGGATTCACATGTACTTTAATATAAAAATTGTTTTCTTTTGGTCATCAAAAAAATCTAGGTATATTACATCACTCTTCCACTGAGGTTCCTCACGTATTGTGAAGCCTAGTACTCTTTTCATTTTACTGCGCAACATATATACAGATGGAGTCTCTTTGTATTCTTCTACAATAAGAGCAGCTATTTTTGACCATTGCAATCTGTTTAATGTAATCATAAAAATTTTAGAATAAACATAGAGGCAAGAACCTCATCATCTATCCATACTTTCCAATGATAGGTTTCCTCATGTGTGTAAATTTTTATTTGCCAATTCTTCCCGTATGCATATAGATATGGATTAGAATTTTTTGGTATAGTGTCATTCCCTATATATTGCCCTAAATTAATAGATAACCATACTATCATTTCTTTTAGTATTTCAAACTTTTCTTTATAGTTATTTTTTGTGACCTGATAGGTTATGTCAATCTCTGTTTTCATGTCCACTTCAATCTAAACCATATTGCAAGTTTTTCATCTTTGAAATAAAAAGACCAGTTACTCATCACATAATCATGTTTAGATTTATATCCATGTCCATATAGCCATAAGTTTATGTTATCTAATAGGTACTCTTCAGGATTTACTGGCAATTCGACTTTATAAATAAAGCCTTGTTCTTTCAATCTTACTATATAAGGTCTGCTTAGCGGGTTGCTATGATCTTTCACAGTAGATTTATATCATAGTAATAATGCTGCATGAATGGCATCTCTTTCGTTCTTAAAATTAACTTCTAAATAATCTTCACAGAAGGAGGTAACATAATTTTTACCAGGTAAGCCAAAATGTTCTAGTAGAATTATGCATTTTTTATCCCAGTCTGATATAGTAGCACCTTCTTTAAATTGTATTCTAATCTTGTAACTCAAGACCACCTCAACATAAACCAAGAATATTTTTCTGGAGTTACAAACTCTATAGTATCGATACCTACATATGCATCATATTCACTAACTAACCATGAACTAACTGTAGTAGTTGGTTGAATGTTGCTTTTCTCCCAATGCACATTGTCATAATAGTAATCAACTAGGTTTTCCCAAAATCTATTTTTATCAACTAACATTAACGGTATCTCAATTCAAACATAATAGCATCACGCTCCTGATTAAAATATAAGTCTACTGTGGGTTCATTAAACTGATGATAAGTGGTTACAGACATTTTAAATCCTTGGGCTTCGTTAATGGCATAATCGATTAATTCATTTACAAATTCATCTACATCATCTATAGTTGTAAATGATATTTTATACACGTTGATCTACCCTACCAAAATGATGATGTGCTTCCAGCCTACCTGTTGCATCATAAACTATATCTACAACATCATTTTCTTGAGAAAATGGAACAGTATGTTTTTTAAACTTAGTTTTTCTTACAGCAGAAATAGCAGTCACTGACCACATATCTTTGTAAAAACTGATGGGAAAATCAAGGTTAGGATGCATTTACTTTATTACCTACCAAACAACCTGTATACGGGGCATTCAACCATTTTGCAAAAGTTTCTGCCTGCTCACTGAGTTTAGTAAGTTCATACTTACCACAGAATTTCATAAAATTAATCCCAACTTGTGGTACGGTTTCTGTACGAACAGAATTTCTGATAGAATCATCAACTAGATTTTTAATTTCTTCTGGCTGAGCAGTTAAGTCAATCAATGTACGATTACGTTCGTAGTCATCTTTTACCCGATGCTCAACATTATCATGGTCAGTCCAACGCTGTAACATTAGATTGTTCCACGAAAAACCTTGCTTATTACGATCCTCGTATGCTTCTATTAGACCAACTTTGTTTTTACTACCTTTAGTTCTAACGCCGGGATATGCACTAAACACATTATCACTAGCGTCACCACGCATACATTTCTCGAATAGGATAAACTTAGGATCACCTAATAGTTTAGGTTCTTTAGTTTTCTTATCTATTACTGGCTTTCCCTTTTCATTGATATATCCCTCAAGTGTAATGAGTTCATTGGTGATTCCATTATACTGGAAGACACGATCAGATATAAGCTGGATGTAATCAGTGTCACTACTAATAATATAAGTTTGATCATTTGGGTGTAAGTGTATAAAACGGGCTATGATATCATCCGCTTCTGCCCGTTCATTACGGATTATACTGCAATTAGTTTTCTCACGAATGTATGTGGTAAATTTTTCATATGTTTCCCAGAAAAGGGCGTTTTCCTCAACCTCAGCTTGAGTTTGAGATTGTGTATCTACGATACGATTTTTCTTGTATGGTTTGTAAAGGTCCTTACGAAAGCTGCGACCCTCCAAGCAAAACACAATGTGGTCAATACCAAATTTTCTAACTACTTGATTAACACTAGCAAGTGTCAAGTGTAATGCCATGCCTACTTTCTCGAATGGATCACTATTGCGACTAGCAACGTGACGGGCACGGAAGAAGGTGTTTGCAGTATCTATCAGTGCGTATTTTTTCATATGTGTATTATATCTTTATTTTGAATTATTGTCAAATAATTTCGTCCGTGTATTTTTCAAGATTAGCACGTACATCATGAATAAAATTAGCATCGTCTAGTAATCTTATTAGATACTCTGATTTTATTTTTCGTATGTGTAGTTTTTCCTCACGGACTATATTTTCCATTGTTTTTTGAATATGGGTACAATTAATTACATCATTGAATTTTTCATCGATCCATTCTGTTGCTGCTTTGTAATTATTTTTTTTTCTAATCAAGAAATGGTAATATTCACGTTTGTATATTTTTTCCCAACGATCAATATCACTCTCAAATCCTTCTTGACAAATATATGCATTACTCATTATATTTTCAAAGCCGCCTTGATTGTACTGGCTTCTGCCGAATCTTCTAGCAAAAGACCTAGTCTTTCCCGACTTGCACTTGTTATGGATTTTGGCGATATAGGCGCAATCAGCTTGTAATTTTTTCATCATACGAATAAATTTTTCTCAGCTTGGGTAAGTACATTCCAGCTACTGATAGGGGTAGTATATGCATTATACCAATCAGGATCAATACCTGGATACGTATAGCCTGCTTTTGCAGTAAGTTGAATTAACAACACCATTGAAAAATCAGCAGGAATATTGTCGTGTGCCTTAAGTTTTTTCATTCGGCGTTTCCAAACCTCTCTAGCGAAACTCATCCACAAATCAAAATCATTTTTCACAGCACACGTGGCATTTAAGCAAAATAGAAATTGTTTAAATTCCGCTACCTTGTCGGGATCATTTTGATCATACCAATGATGACCAGTGTTTAGTTTATACAACCATTTTACTGGTAACACTTGCATATCGGATACAGGTTCATGTGCAGTAAACTCATGATGAAAATTAGCCATATTGTCAACATCGGACATTGTGAATTTCTTATCACGTAAATAACGTACTGCCGATAAAGCACCTGCTTTACTACGTTGACCATAATCACTAGAATCGACAGGAGTAATATTTCTTTGCTTAAGCTTCAAATAAATTTCAGCCGCTCGTTCATACTCAGGTAGCGTCTGAGAGTTTGGACTGTCGGTCAGTTTTCCATGCACCTCATTTTTAAATTTATCAAATTCTGATACAGCAAGTTTGCGATCATTTTCGATCAAAAAACGCACACGTAATGGACTGTAATCACAATACAGGTTGCCATTTTCATCTTCATTAATTTCTAAATTAATTACTTGTAGGTGTATAGGATAATCTTCCCAGTCGTCTGGTTTGCAATCTGGTTGCAACCCTAAACGGATTCTATCACGCAATGCCAATAGTCGATGTTGCCCTTCATCGATAACATACATATCTAGAATAGCATCATATCCTGCAGAAGGCATGCTAAAATATCTAGCGTCATAGTCAGCCATAATATTTATTTGGTGTTCTTCTTTTTCAGGACGTTGAATCGTTACAGGAAAAATACATTTACTAAATGTAGTGGTAACTGGTTTGGGCATAAACTCTTTTGTTATTTTTTTATCTAGGTTAAGTGTACTTATACTATCAATTTTCTTTATAATTTCTTCACTACGTCTTTCTATCATGTCCATATTGCGGTCATCTATATGGACCACTCGCTCATCTTCCGGCACAGGAGCACATAGGTCTACTGGTTTTTTGGTTTCAGGTATGGGAGTAGCTTTTGCCCTCCAATTTGCAAATTTAAAACTGGTTAAAGTTTGAATAGCCATTTAATTATCCCCAAAATTAAGTTAAGAATTACATAGTATCAAAGTTTGGATTTATTGTCAACCGTTTAAAAAAAATGTTGCTAAAAAGCAACATTGTCATTTAAGAAACTTCTGTTCTACCATTATCTAGTTTTCTACTTTGGACCTGATACCTTACGTCACGATTCTCGGGATCAGCTTGTTGCTGAGCATATACTTCCATTAGGACATTCCTACAAATTTCACTATACCATCTATCTATAATGTCACTATCAGTATCTTCCTTCTTTTTCATATAGCCTGATTTAACTAATCGTGCAATGAATATATCATTCCAATCAAATTCAAAAGAGCCATCATTGATGTTATCTGGATTAATTTCTACTTTGGTTATAGAAATATATGGTTCGCCGTTAGCAGTTGCCTTTTCTTTTTCTGTTAACTCTTTGGGTTTCTGTACTTTGGGTTTCTTTACTTCTTCAACCTTAATAGGTTCAGGCTTCTTCGCAAATAAGTTCTTTAGTTTGTTTAACATTTTTACTATCCTCAAATAATTTAAAGCTAGCTAAGTTTTTACCTTTGCTTTCGCACATTATATCAAATTGATCATTGAATGTCAACGCCCATTCACTAACTGCATTGTTCCAATAATAGTCACTATGTGCTCGTAACTTTTGTTTATTGTGTCCTAATTGGAGAAGAGACTCCAGATTAGGTCGAACATTGGCGTCGTGACCCACAAGAATATCTTCACGGCTAACACTATAATGCATAGTAGGCCTAACATCTCGCCAACTTTCCACCACCAATTTAACTCTGTTATCTTCTGGGTCGATGTATTCCCCGTTACTATGAATCCAATGGTGATGAATATCCAACACAATAGGACAGATATCCCTAATAGTAAGACATGCGTCAAGTCCATAACTTATTTCCTCGTTTTCGATTGTGAGGCAATTACGTGCTTCTGGTGATAATCTTTTGTGGGCCTCACGGAGACCCATTGTACCGGCTCTACCTGCGATGTGAACATTGATTTTAAAGTCTTGGAAGGCTTTGCCATATCCCATCCAACGGGCCATTGTTGCATGATATTCAAACTCCTCAATAGATTTATTTACTACTTCAGGACGATCACTAGCTAAAACTACAAATTGATCAGGATGAAAACTAAGACGTACATCATTACTACGTGCTGTCTCACCTAATGGTGCAAACCAATGTGCGAGTTGATTTTGAACATCAGTTGAATGCCAAAAACCTTGCCAATCAGGGTGAGTATAAAAACTAAGCATGTCACTAGTAATACGCAACATGCGTAATTCATTGGGCAACGTGGAAACTTTTTTAATTAGTGCATGAGTATTCGTAATGTTACGCTTAGCAACATCAATGATTTTTTCCTCTGCTACTCTACGACTTTGACGATTAGCCCAAGCCATTGTGGTGCCACCAGTGTTCAATCCTTCAACACTACTAATCTCACCTTTTTTATTAATCTCTGCGAACTTACAAGCAAAGCCGATACGTTTAATATTTTGATTGAATGTCATATGAATCTCAGTTCAATATAAGTTTCGTGTTTAGGGTTTTCTGTAGTCAAAACCCAATCGACTTTAGTACGTGATATTTCCCAACCATTACCGCCTACTTTGGTATGTAAATAATACTCTCTAGGTGATATGTTTTTAGTACACCAATGATGCACTATGCTTATTTTATCATACGGAATAGTTATCATTAGTTAAACTCAAATAAATCCTCTAATACACTTGATTCAGTTTTAACAACTGGCACATAATCTTGTTCTTTTGATAAGATAGTGTGACTGTCAGTATATAAGACTGTAGCATATTTGGATTTATTTGTCAAGACACTACGGACATCATCTATGCAAATAGTGTTTCTACCCAAATCTCTTATAAAATCTGAGTATACAAAGGTATCGTAGGAAAGGACCTTTGCGGTATTGCTATTGCTT